TTTTTTCTTTTGATCTAATTCATTTATTTTAGTGAATAAATCAGTTTGTTCTTTTGACATTTGTTCTTTAATGAACTGTTTGCCATCTATTGTGATCATATTTCCTTCCTAGCCGCCATGAGGATTATTCTGGTTTAGTAGGAAACACTACAGCTTCAACTTCTTCCACTGTAGTTAATCCATTGGTTATATCTCTTAACGCTTGTCTGTAATTAGACATCTCTTGTGATAAAGTCTGGTCAGATAACGCAAGGTAATCTGTAGCTACAAGTAGTCTATCTCTTTTAGACCTTAAATCAGACATAGCTCTATCAAATGCACCAGCATTCCATTCAGTTTCTTCAGCAGTTCTTGCTGTTTCCTCTGCGGCTGTTAGCTGTACTCTTTCTCCGTTTACTAATTTATATCTTGGCATAACTATTCCTCCTTATATTCATTTATTTGTTTTGTAGTATTAAGTTTTAACTCCTAACTATTCCTAATTCCATAAAATCTATATTCGTATGCACTAAAATCACCAACACTGTAAAATAATTTAAAACCATCACAAACAGTTGTATGAGTATTAAGACTTCCATTTCCAAAAAAATTTGTATGACTACCTCCTCCAGAATAAAAAGTAGATTCCCAAAAACAAGCAGTTGAAAAACTTGCACTATTCATATTTGTTAATCTTATAATTGCTTGTACATTTTCTCCTGAAGCATTTCCTTGCGTTTCATTACCCATAATCTCAAATCTAGTACCACCATTTGTAGTATGTGTTACTCTACTTGTACTATCAATTCTTAATGCAGCATTACCATAATCACTAGAATCAATAAAACTTCCACCTGACCTCAGTCGTAATCTTAAAGCAACAAGATCAGTCGCAGGTAATGAAGAAAAATATAAAACATATTCATCATAAGTGCTAGAAACATAAGAACTAAAATCTATTTCTGAAACATTTGTTGTGCTTTCTGCTGTATGTAATAAATCCATAGCACCAACAAAGTTGGCTCTAGTCATCTTTCTTAATGCACTTGCTGAAGTATCATAAATTAAAATTTCGTCATCATCTGCATGAGTTGTTTCTGCTGTTTGAGAATTAATTGCTGAAGCCGCAAGTTTGGCATCTGTAATTGCACCATCAGAAATCTTAGCTGTAGTAACAGCATCATCTTCAAGTTTAGCAGTTGTTACAGAATTATCTCCAAGTTCTGAATCTATAAAATTAACTGTGTTTGCTGAAGTATCTATTGTTGCAAATTGAATATCATCTGCACCATCATGTATGTATAAAGTCCAAGTTGTTGAAGTTGTGTCTATCCAAAATTGTCCAGCATATTGAGTGCTTGGTGCTGAAGTACCAGAATTGTTTGTTGCGATTGCTGAAAGAACATTATTAATATCTGCTCTAGTTGCTGGGAAACCTTGATTCGCTATAGAATAATCGTGTTGTGCCATAAGTGTTATCTAATCTTTTTTATAAATTAATCAACCATATTATTGTTGGCTACCTATGCCAATAGCTTGATAGTCAAATGTTCTATTTACTGTATTACCACCACTATCAAAAAACTCAACATTAAAAGATGATCTATCTTTAGAATTGAGTTGAAAATAGTCGCCTGTGTTTAAGTTTTGTCCTATAATAGTTATTGTTGGAACTTGATAAAAAGCATTGTCAAATGTTACTGATTTACCAGCTACATCTGTACCTGATGCTATATTAGATCCATCTTGAACAACTGTAGGTAATACAAATTTAAGAGATAAGTTATTAATCTTAGGTGTAGCAGAAGTATCTGTTGTTGTTAATAACGCTTTAAATTTAACTGCTCTTGCCACATAATCCCCAGATTTAAAGTTTTGGAAACTACCAAAAGTTACATTGTCATTAGATAATGCGATTTGTAATTGTACATTAGTAGATACAGCTTCATTTGTATCACCATCAAATAGTCCTTGCTTGTCATCAAATAATCCTGTTTGTGCATCAAAGCTATCTACATAATCTAAATGATCTACATTTAATTCATTTAATAAAACTTTGAATCTAAACCTATTACTAAAATCAAAACCTGTATTAAATTCATAACTACCAGAAGTATTTACATTACCAAATCCAGCATCAAATAATCCTGTCGCATCATCAAAATCACCAGAAGTATCGTCAAATAAATTTGAAGTATCTAAGATAAGTGAATTATCTACAACAATACAATTTGTTTTTGTTCCATCAAATGTAGGTTCTTCTGTAATTGTTTGTACAGCTTTAAAACCTTCAAAGACTTGATCGTCAATAACAACACTATCTGCATTAGCTGAACGTACTCCAAATTTATCTACTGCTTTGATAAAAAATTTTCCAGTACCAACAAATGGAGTAACCACACTTGTTGCTGGTCTAGCAATTCTTGGAACAAGTACAGTTGTATTTGAATAAGATGTTTCTGTAGTATCAGATGTAAAACGGATCTCATAATAATCTAAATCCAAATCACTTACTGCATCAAACGTATGATGAAGTTTATCACCGACAACATCTATAGAATAATTAGTAACATCTTGTGGTGGTATAAATGCTGTAACAACTTCGTGATTAGCAGAAGTATAAGCTGATTTAACACCAAGAGCATTAATGGTTCTTGCACGGATATTATAAATAGCACCTTCTTTAACTGGATATTTTTCTACAATTTGGTTTGTACCTCTACGCATTAATCTATAATTTGTTTCACTAGATTCTTTGTATTCAACTTCAAACTGATCTGCGAATACATCTACATTTGTAATAGTAACAACTAATTTAGAAACAACTGATCCATCAAATAATTCTACTACTTCATCTGCAACTGATATTGATGGTTTTTGAACAATGCTAGGATTAGGTAAAGATGTATCTGCAATTATAGGTGATTGATTTTTGTTACTATAATCATAAAAATCATTTTGATGTTCAATAAGTTCTGCTGTTACTGTGCTATCAATATTGATAGTTAAACCCATTACTCTAAAAGGTTTAGCGGAAAATGAAGCTGTACTATAAGTTACATTAACTATATCTCCTACTATTAAATCTAAAAATTCTGATGTTAAAGTTACATTAATAGCAAGTGCATTTCTTGATCGTTTTAAAATAATCTCACATAGTTCTTCAGCTTGATAAGGATTGGTAACGCAAGGAAAACTAAAATTGCCTTCTAATAAAACATTGTTATCTTCTGCTAATAATGTTGCGTGTTGTTCTGCTAAAGGAAGACCTGAATCATCTGCTGGTGGAAATGATACTGTATCTTCTTGATAATTTTTGCTAGGATTAACAAAAGTTCCAATAATACGATTATACTTCTTAGATTTTTTTTCTCCTATGATTTGTATTCCACCAATAACATTATCTGATGTAATTGTTTTAGTAGCTGTTCCAGCTTTTTCTATTTTAAGAATATAAGCCCCTTGATTGTATGAGAATATTGCTCTCATAGGATTAAGTAGCTTCTGTACGTTATCTATAACTTTTTGAGATGTATCTAAAACTGCGTTTGTAGTTGCAAGATCAATAGTTGAACCACCTGAGTAAGGTGTAACTTGTGTTTCGCAATCATCTGCTGAATCTTGAAATGATTGAAAGTTTGTTTCAAAAGCTGAATTAGGAAGTCCTTTTCCATATCTAGTATTTCTTAAATAATCTAATAAGCATAATGCAGAATTATTAGAGTAAGCAGTTGTTGCTGTTCTTGGATCGTAAACTTTTCTACCTTTAAGAGTAACTTTAATATCAGGTATTGAACCAAATACATCTTGATTCCATTTAAATCTAAAAGCAAGATAAGCAACTCCTCTTAATCTATAATTACTATTCCAATTAGATTGTGTTGTTAAAACAGATGATGCAACTTGATTATCTAATCCTAAAAACGCTTGTACTCTAATATGTGATGTAGAATTTTTATAAAAATTACTATCTCCTGAACTTACATCTCTAACCGTCCCATGTGTTAATGAACCTGTCCATGTTACTGTTTTATCATCAACTTTAATAGATTGAATACTGTCAATTTCTCCTTCACATAAGACACAAGCCATATAAAGATATTGATTATCTGTACCTGATGTTTCTAAGTAAACTCTAGTAACTCCTAATTGTCTTTGACCATATACTACTGGTATTTGTGCATTGTTAGATGATTTGTTTATTAATATTCCTCTAGGTGTTTCTAAATTTTCAGGACTTGAAAAAGAACCATAATCAGGAACACTTGGTTTCGGTGCAATCCAAGATACAGCTTTATTAGCAATACCTGATACAGCACCTACAACACTAGATACTACTTTGACAGCACTTTTAACAACTTTTGTAACTGCTTTTACTGCACCGCCCATTTATAATGCTCCTTTGTGTATCTAGTTGCTTTTCTGTAAGGTTCATTATTTCTAATTCTTAACCAGCTTACAGGTGTATTTGTTTCAAAAATAGAACTAAAATAATTCTTAGTCCAACTCATTATTTCTTTTAAGTTTTTTTTAGCAACTGTTTCAAT